TCGAGGATGGCGTTGAGCGATTCCTGCTCATAGGCGAAAGCAGCCGCCGCACTCTCCGTCATGCCAAGAGCTGCGGCCTGATTGTGCAGGCTGACAATGTTCTTGGTTCCGGTGTTTACGGCTTCCTCGAGCGCCTTCGTCCATGTCGGGTCGTAACCAGGCATGCCCGGTGCGGTGATCGCAGGGGTGACACTGACCAGGAGGCGATCAATAGGGTTGCGCTTGGGGCGATCGAGCGAACCGGAAAGGTCGACGCCGCCCAGCTGCTGCGGCGGCACGGCCAATCCGCCGCTGGAATGTCCTGTAAGGGCCGCTGCGGCACGCTGGCGCAACGCGGCATCGAGCTCGGCTTGTGCCCTCTTGAGCTCAGGATCTTCGAATCCGAGGGCGTGCGAAATGCTGAAGCGTTGCAGGTCCTTCAGCTTGGCGATGGTGTCTCGGAGGTTTGCGATCTTTTGATCAAGCGTGGCGGGATCGAATTGACTTCCAATCGCGCCACCGACGACAGCACCCGGCACGCCGCCGACGCGGAAGCCTGCGAAGACGCCGACAATGGCCGGGAGGTGTTGGACAATGCCGGGAATGTATGAGGCGACGTCCGCGAGAATCTTGCCGAAACTCTTGAGCGCGGACTGAAACTGGTCGCCGCTCATATCGCTGGTGAATTTGTGGAACTCGTCGAAGAAGGCGGTCAGCGCCGTAACACCGATGACCTGAAGCTGCGCCTTCAGGTCGATCCATTTTGCGTTCATTTCCTCGATTTTCTTGATGCCTTCGGCATCAATGATCTCGCCATTGGCCTTCAGCACGTTTTGCTGGTCGCGGAGCGCGCGCGATCCCTGCGCAACGAATTCCGCCATCGCGACGTTGCCGCGCCCAAACGATAGGTTGAGAACAGCGGCCCTCTGCGTCGCCGTCCCGATCCTGTCGATGGCATCGATAGCGCGAAAGAACGCATCCTGCGTCGAGCCTTTCAGGTCGACGCCGAGTCGCCCCATGATGCGGCCAAAGTCCGTCGTATGAAGCTGCGCCTCGCCGACGTTCTTGGCGAACGTATCGAGGCCCCTATTGAAGTCGTCCTGATCGATGCCAGCCTTTTGCGCGATGATCGACCATGCCTGGAAGGCATCGGTCGAAATACCCAAGGCCTTCGACTGCTTGTTGATCGTATCTACGGAACTGACGGTGGAGGACACGAACCGCTCGAGCGCGGCGACCGAAACGCCGACGCCGATCGCCGCCAACGTCTTGTTGATACCGGAGCCGGCTTTACGCCATGCGGTCTCCATCCGCGACGTCAGCTGCGCATTGCGCGCCTCGATCGAGCCAGCCTGGCGATTGAATGTCAGCCCAGCGCGCTGCATGTCGCGCTCGAACTTCGAGACGTCGGCCTCGAGCCGGGCCGTCATCCTTTCAAGTTCGGTCGCCATCAACTTCCCGCCTGACTGGCGGCGATCTTCTTGATCGCCGCGTTCACCTTGCGCGCGATGTGCGCCTTCACGGACTTCTTGTAGGAGCGCCAGACCGGATAGAAGAACGGCTCAGGCGGTGTCGCCGGATGGCCGCGCTTGCCGGCGTTGCGTTTCCGGTTTCGTTCGTCGCGATATGCCCCAGGCGCGCGGGCATGCGTGCCGAACTCGACCCAGCGCGCATAAAAGGCCTTCTCGTCGCCGGCGAAGATCGTGATGAAATCACCGGTCGGACGGGTGCCGCCGCCCAAGATCGTCAGGGAACGAGCACTGACAAAGAACAGCGCATGCGCGCCCTTCGGCGGCAATCCCCAGCACCAGCCAATGGAGTCGCGAAGATCGCCGTGCCGTACAGGCACGAGATTCTTCATGGCGGCGACCATCTCCGCAGCGCCTTCCTCGATCGCCGAGCGCGCGGCCTCCGCGACAGCCTTTGGAAGCTCCGCCAGCTTGCGCTGAAAGCGGCGGCTATTGGTGAAGCCGGCCATCAGTAGCCTTTCGCGGCAGTCAGCTCGTCGTAACGCTCCGGTGTCATGCCGTCGGGCGTGTCCGACGCGCCATGTGCCTCCTGCCAGCCGCCGGTGCAGGACATGAACTGCCACAGACTCAAGCCGTCCACCTTGTCGGGCGTGAACCCTATGGCGGCGCCGGCGCCATAGATGGCGGCGAAGGAGAGGCGGCCGTTTCGGCCGGCTGGCTCGTTTCCTTCGCCGCTTCCGCTTTTTTTGGCGGATCGTCCGGTACGCCCACGAGCACGGCGCTCAGGATCGCCTTCGCCGGGACCACGCTCTCGAAGAGAGGCTGCCGATCGACATATCGCCTGATCAGCTTCAGCGCATCGTCAGGCTTCGTTCCCCCGCCGATCAGGCCGAGGCGGATCGTCTCGCGCACGTCGTCGAGGCGCCAGACATGTCCTTCCAGCCTGTGCAGGATCTGCAACAGGCCCGCGTTGCACTTTTCCTCGAGCTCGCGGATCTGCCCTAGCTTGAGCTGGAAGGCATAGCGGTCGTCGGCCCAATCGAAGGTGATCCGCGCGATATGGCGTTCGATCTCCGGCTTCTCGCCGCTCATGTCAGGTCACGTTCGCCCGCGTCACCTGCCCGTCGGACTGCATCGCGATGTTCACCTTCAGCTTCTGGCCGAGATCGGCGGTGATGTCGAAGGTGTTGAGGACATAGGCGCCGCGCCACTGGTCCTGGCCGATCGTGATGTGCACGTTGCGCGAAAGGCCGGACGAGAACCAGTCGTCCCAGGTTTCCAGAAATTCCTTCGCGAGGACGCCGTTTCCCGAGATATCGCGGGACAGCGCGGTCACGGCGCGCTCGTTCCACGCCGGCGCATCGGGATCGTCGCAGTCGGGCACAACGGTGTCCTGCGTCTGCGCGGCGCCATTGAACGCCTTTGTCGTGAGTCCGCAGGGCGCGCCGAAAGTTTCGGGGCTGGCGCCGTCGCCAACCTCGATCAGCATCTCGCCGAAGCGGAAAGTTGTGGGCTTCGTCATGTCCTAGTTTCCCTTTGCAAAGCGCCTTGCCGAAGGGCCGTCAGGCAGGTTCCATCAGGGCGCGCAGCGTCACGACGCCGTGCTTGGTGATGCCGTCCGGATCGCGCAGATAGCGCTCGCCGTCGGGATTGAGTTCGATGCAGCGGTTCTGCGCCAGGTCGAGCGCGGCATCCTCGAGCTCCGCCCAGATCGTGGCTGCGATCGTCTTGCATTCGGCAAATCCCTTGCCGCGCGACCAGACGTGCAGGTCGAGGTAGCAGTCCGAGCCGTCAATGCATTCGGCCTGGTCCGGCACCTTCTGGCCCTCGCCAATCGTCACATAGGCGCCCGGCCAGTTCGCCGACTGAAGTGGGTCCTGCCAGAGCCGCGGCGGGTTGCCGATCAGCGCTTTGATCGCGGCACTGGCCTTCAAGACCTTCGTCACCGCGTTCTGCAGGTCGAGGTTCGGACCGAGCGTCGTCATGCGTCGGCCGCACCGGAAATCGCGAGGATCGTCACATAGGCCCGGTCGCGCTCGACATCCTCTACGGTCTTGATGGCGTAGACCTTGAACACCGCGCTGTCCTTGAGCTCGACAGCGCGCATCGACGGATCGATCGCCTTGGTCTGGCTGTCGTAGCGCACCATGATCGTCACGGGCTGGAGGCCCTGCAGCCGCTGCCCACGGACCTCTTCGCCGCCCGTCAGGGGCTGCACCGAGGCGAAGCGCGTGAATTGCTCCTGCCAGTCGCCCAGCACGTCGCCGCCGCTTTCCGAGACGAGCGCGCGCGCCTCGAACCGGACTCTGGCGTTCAGGTTCACCGAGCCGGGCATGCGGGCCTCTTTGCCGGCACCGCCCGACCGCGCGCGATCGCGTCGAAGGCACAAATGCGGCGCACAAATGCGAGCGTTCCAGGCTTGAACAAGATCTTGACCTTCGGTTTCTCAGGCGGGCGGAAAGCGAACTCGCCCGTGAACTTGACCCACATCAGGCAAGGGCCTCGTCAGCCGGCCACAGCGGCGTGCGCCAGGGCCGGGGCTGACCGTGGAAACAGATGACCGACGCACCCGGGGGCACGATGGCGGTGCCGGCAACGTTGGATTTCGGCGGCAGGTTCTGCCGGCAGTGAAACTTGTAGCTCACGATCTTGCCGGGATATTTGCGCTGCCACATCTCCGGCGCCGTGCGCGTGTGCCTCAGGATGAAGGCCTGGTCGCCCCACTTGTCGGATGTCGTATAGGCCCGCATCACCTGCGCCGAGTCCCGGGCGAAGGCTTCGTAGATCTCGGTGAGCGGCACACTCCACGCCATCATGCCGGACCCGATCTTTTTGGGATCCCAGAAATTCTCCAGCATCGTGAAGCGATGCCCGTCGCCCAGGCCTTCGAGCGGGCCCACGACGATCGTGTCGAGATCGAAATACAACGCCGGACCGTCGAACAGGCCCGGCCGGAACAGCTCGATCTTGCTCCACCAGCCTGGCCAGCCATGCCGCAAGCGAACCGTCTCGCACGGCAGATCCCTGTCCGAGAGACAGACAAAGCGATGCGGTACCGAAAGGTGCCGCATGACGCCGCGGCGCAGCGCCAGGACGTGCTCGGCCTTGTAGTCTCCGCCCGAGCGCAGGACGCAGGCGACGGTCAGCACGGCACGAGATGCAGGTTGCGGCGATCGAGAACAGCCTCGAGGCGATAATCCGGTACGGCGGCGAGCACGGCATCGCGCTCCCATTCACCAAGCGCTTCGACCAGCAACACCGGCCGACAGCGCCGCAAGGTGTCGCGCGCGCCGGCGAGAACGAGCGGTTCGGCCCGCTCGACGTCGATCTTGACGGCACGCACGCCGTCCAGGTGCATCTGGTCGATCGTCACCGAGG